ACCTGAATAGATTTTTTCAATCGCATGGATTGGCATATTAATCCTTTGCCGCCTCCAACTTGAGGCGTTGCGTTGCCATTACGTTGGCTCTATAGGGACCACGCCAGCAGATGCCGCTTCATTCGCCAGCCGGGTTTCGTAGCTGTGAACCACGTTCCGCAGTTGGTCGATCAACCAAGTTTTGACTTCGGCTGCGGTTGCCGTTGGATCGCCCAGACGATCACGAAAGGCTTCAATGATGCGCGTGTCTTGCGCTCCGGTTGTGGTAATTGTTAGTGTTGCCATGTGCTACTCCTTATGCGTAAGTTACTTGAGCGATGTCTACTTTAGCGACCCATCTGATATTGGTTGCGGCTTCACCCGTGACTTGGATAGCCAGTGCTTCGTTGGTATCGTCTGCGGTTGCCGTAACGCTCCAAGCCGTTGCACCTGCTGATTCGGCTATCGTGGTAACGGTCACGCTACCCACCAGTGCGGTGTTGTTTGATTCATCGCGGGTTAAACAGCCCTCAATGCGATATGCGCCGGAATCGTTTCCGTCCGCCTCATCCGATCGTCCTATGATTAGCGCGGAAAAGACCCATGAGGTATCGGCGGGTATGGTTACCCTGCTTTTGCCAAGAACATCTGGGGTCAGCATTGCTGTCTGTGTTGCGTCAGTAGTGGCAATTCGAAGTGTTGATATTTGTATCTGAGCATCACCGACACTTGAAAATTTACCCGCGCCGATACCGAATGCTCCGACCGGCGTCAAGACGGCATCTGTGCCGATAACAAGAGAAGCGGGTCCGGAACAATCGTTTGTGTTACCCATTGCGACTGAATCGGTACTGGACGCGATGTTGAAATTGCCGTGCGTAAAACTCCTGGTTCCTGATGAAATACCACCGGAACCTAAAGCTACGGAATAATTACCAGAAGCCGTGCAATTCGCCCCAATGACTGTCGAGTATTGTCCGCTGCTGGTTCTGGTGCTAGTTGCCGTCCAATTCAGATTCAAACTCTGAGCATGTGCCGCTGTACTTGCGCCTGAATTTACGTGGTCAATGCCGCCTTGAAAGCTGAAATCGAAGACACCAGTGCCATTGTTAGAAAGGCGTAAGAGATTGGCCCCACCAGTAGAATAGGTGCTGTCCGTATTGAACTTAAAAGCAACCGCACTAGCACCATCAGGTTCAGGGGAGGTTATGCTTACACCAGTTAATAGATTCTTTCTCATTATGCATACCCCACTTGGCTGATGTCTACTTTAGCCACCCACCTGATATTTGTTGCCGCCTCTCCGGTTACGCGAATATCCAAACTTTCATTGGTGTCGTTCGCAACACAATCTACGTCCCACGGCATGGCATCGGTATCGGCTGCTATGTCTGTTATCGACACCACCCCCACTATTGCGGTATTGCCTGCTTCATCTCGCTTTAATAGTCCCTTCAATTCCCATGCCGCGCAGTTGTTACCGTCTGTTTCATCTGACCTTGCTACCACTAGGGCGGAAAAGGCCCATGTGGTGTCGGCTGGGATGACGATATTTGTGGCACCCGCCAGCAGCGTAGTTTGCGTGGCGTCAGTTGTTGATATTCCCGCCGCTATCGTGCTTACTTGAAAATCACCGGCTGTCGTATTAGCACCAGCACCAATAGCAAACTGGCAGCGGTTAGTTGCTTTAGCATAGCGCCCCCCTGCCATGCTGTAGTTACCGACTGCATAATTGCGCTCATTCAAGCACGCAGAAGATTCACCCTGCGCAATATTAGACCTCCCTCCCAATACTGATGAACCCAATCCTGAAGCAGTGCTTTCAAAGCCTGCCGCGAATGCCCAACTACTTGAACATGTGTTTGATCTGCCAAACGCCATAGCCCATGAACCGCTGGCCGTATTATCTTGGCCAATGACTGCCGAATACTGACCGCTGCTGGTTTTGGCACTGCTGCCTGACCAGTTCAAATTCAAACTCTGCGAATGCGCTGCCGTACTCGCCCCGCTGTTTACATGGTCGATTCCGCCCTGATAACTAAAATCAAATACTGGCGTGGCGTTGTTGCTGAGTCTGAGGAGATTGGCCCCGGTGGTCGATAACGCGTTGGTAGTATCAAACTCATGCCCAATAGCGGAGGCACTGTTTACCACAGGAGAACGGCTGAAGATGTTAGTTAGATATTTAATTAAGCTCATGCGAATGTCACCTGTGATATGTCAACCTTGGCAACCCAGCGAATATTAGTCGCCGCAAATCCCGTCACTTTCAAGGCTAGTGCTTCATTCGTATCATCTGCCTCTGCGACCACTGCCCAGCCGTCTGCGATTGCATTAGTGCTGGCAGCTAGTTGCACAACTACCGGAGTGCCAACCAGTGCCGTGCTGTTTGCTTCATCGCGTCCCAGTAATCCTTTGATTTCCCATGCTGCCTGTTCATTCCCATCTGCTTCATCGGAACGGGCAACGATCAGTGCGGAGAAGGCCCATGTGGTATCGGCTGGAATGACAGGCTTTGTTGAATAAATACTAGCCGTCATAGTTGTCTGCGTTGCATCAGTAGTTGCTGCCTTCAAAGCCGCAAACGAGGCCTGATATTCTACTGCGCCTGCGCCGATGGAAAGAGTACACGGGTTTGTTGTGTAACCATATTGACCATGAGCTGAGCTAAAATTCGCATAGGTTGAACAGTTGCCTCCTGCGGCAAGTGACCCTGTATTGTTTGCCCAGCAATCAATTCCAATAGCCACGGCGGCAGTATCGTTTGCGGTGTTGCCAGAACCTATACAAACAGACTCATTTGCCCTTGCATCATTGTTATAACCCAATGCAATGGCGCGTGTGCCGTTGGCCTTGTTATCGGACCCAATGACTGCGGAATACAGCCCACTACTGGTCTTGGTGGTGGTGCTTGACCAATTCAAATTCAACGACTGAGCATGTGCCGCTGTACTCGCGCCACTGTTCATGTGGCTTATGCCGCCCTGATAGCTAACGCCCAACACATCCGTTCCGGCATTGTCCAGCGTCAGCAGTTTGGCACCCGATGTGCTGAAGGCGTTGACTGTTCCAAGGCGGAAACCAACCGCACTGGCCCCGTTCGCCACGCTACTGCCAAAGGTGCCGGGAGTGGTGACCAGTTCACCGGTCATGGCGACTGAACCGTCTTTCAGGAAATCTCCCGAACCGCCGCTGGAACTGGTCAGCACCACATCCCACTCGCTGTCCGTGGTGCGCGGCGATAGGATGGCGATCTTGCCAAAGGTCAGGGCATAAGTCGCATCCACTCCCAACGTCACGCCAGCGACAAACAACGCATCGCCAGAAGCCGGGGTTAGCGTGATGCTGGCCGCATCATCCGCGTTGGCTATCCAGATGTCCGATTCAGCCGTGGCCGATACCGCAAACGCAGCGGGCAGAGTAAACACAATACCCGCGTGATTATTGGCGATATACCGCGCACCCATAACCAGCGGGTCTAACGTGGTATTGCGTATCGTCCAGAACCGTCCCTGTAATGATTCTATGGCCGTCTTAATATTCTGTTCGTTGGCGTTAAGCGTTTGAAACGATACAAAGGCGGTATCACCCGTTGCATCTCCAGGAATAGTGCCATGATCTACTGGTGTGATTGTAACCGTCATCGCGCTTCCCTGTTGATTATGCTACGTACTGGAACTTGTCGTTTTCTTCGGCATCTGTCAATGATGCTCGAGTAGTCCACTGTCTACTACGATCACCTGCCCAAGCTTTAGCATTCTTACCAGCCAGGCGGATCATTGGGTACAAAGCAAATGCATCACTATAGTGCATCTTGATTGTCTCCAGGTCGAACTTAATAACTACAAGGTTCCTTTCAAAAGACACGGACCACTCAACGAAGTTAGGTGCTGCAGCTGTGCGACGATAATCGCGGTGTAGAGGCGTGAGGACTTCTTGTTGACGTGTGTTGACCATTGAGGCCCACTTCTTAGGTTCTACCCCTTCATAGCGGGCACTTAGCTTTGCAGACATTAAGAGGCCTGCAGCTAACTTGAACGCAGTCTGATAATAGAGCAAGAACTGTTGGGGCCCGAACTTGAGCCCCACCATGTCTTGTATAGTACCCGCTGCGCACACCTGTTTGGTGAGCACTTCAGTCATGGCCGTTAGTCTAAAGACACAGCCAGCGCAGAAATCGCAAACTCTGGTGTCACCCCACTATTGACAACTAAATCTGCATCCAGAGACGCGAAGATCTGTAATACTCCAGCACCTGGATGTGCGGCAAACCCAATACCAACATCTGTTTCCGTTTCCGGCCCACTAGTTGAAATTACAAACGTGATTGCTGCATCATTGGTAACCGTGCCGGAGGCAACAGTCCATCCAGCTACACTACGCGCTACCGCTACACGATCATATCCGGTGTAAGCAGCTTCACTGTCTGTTTGCAGGGTAGAAGTATCGGAAATGGCGTTACCCGTATGTAGGGAGATGTAGAAACTACCTGGACCAACTGAAGGCTGTAAACCACCAGCGTCCCCAACATTTGGGGCAGCTACATTAGTGAAGATCAAGTCAAGGAGATCATCTTCAAAGAGGTTTGTTGCACTCATGGCTATGCTCCTGACAGAGTAGCTGAAGCGGGACCACCTGCTCTAGCTGGTTTTGAACGTTCGGCTACGAGAGCTGCAATGGCCTGAGTCTCACGAGCTGCTTCCAAGCCCTCACCGGTAATTTCGGCTACGGCAAATGCTTCATTGGCATCACGTAAGGACTTTAGCGCGGCTTTCCAATCTGCGTTCTTACGTGCTTTCTCAACCTGGAGTGGCTGCGAGGCATAATAGGAGACATAACCAGCCGTTCCTTTCTGCTCAAGCCGACTCAGCTGCATTTTCTTACGGGCTGCCTGTACGGCGGACGAATTACTCATTCCTTGTGCTCCTGTGTATGTGCTGGCATAATAGTTACCTTGATAACTATATTCTAATTATACTGACTATCTTAACAAACTTCAACTGGTCTTTAGTATACTGACCCGATGTCATTCCTTTAATGTGTACTAACCTAATTAGCCCTTCTAATACGCTCACCTAATTCATCCACTGCATCCACAACATCAAGAGCATCCTGATGGGTCATAGCATGTGTTGCGTTGTTTGTTGCCTCGATGGTGTTCTTGGCAATCTTGGCATCAGATGGAGGCTCACCCACTTGGGACTTAGCTGGTGCAGTGTCTTTTATTTGCCAATCGGGAGGCTCATACAAGTCACTCTCGTCCAAATCATCCACGTAACCCAGAATCTTACGGCCTTCCTCACGGGAGATAAGCTGCATTGGAGTAGAACCGCCTGTCTGGCGCGAAATATTACCGATCGCACGTGCGGTCTGTGCCATTGTTTGCCCTTCTTCCAATGGGTTCTGGATAAAGGCTGAAGGCCAATCCCACTCAAAATCTCCCTCAGGGACCAAGCCCACTGTCTGCAGCAACATGACTGTAGGATCTAAGATCGAGGGGTTGGCAAACAATGCGCGCCGCTCTTGAATGCGCTCTGCCCAATTGGCTCGATCCTGCTCACTAGCCAACTGACCTGCTTCTGAACCTACCAGGATTCGTCGAGGGATACCCGTAGTGCCCGAAACGAGCGCCATAATCATCTCGAATATCTCCTTGGGATTTGGCACGCTTGAATCTAGGACTTTCAGCTCTACACCTCTTGTGCGGATGAATCTGCGCAATTGATGTTGATATTCCTCAATTTCGTCGGTGAGGGCAGCCGCATCAGCGGGATCAATCTCCATCTCTTTGTCGATGTTGGCTTGCATGCCCCGATTACCTGTGAGCCAATACATTTCGGCTGTGCCCCCCGTCACCTTTAAAAGGTCGTCGAGAAGATTATAAACCTTCTCCATGATGGGCGTACCAAAGTTGATGTCCTCCAATGGGGACTCTACAATGTGCACCACCCTAGATGCATGTACTGTGATATCTTTTTGCCCTATTACGCTCACGCCCCCTTTGACAATCACCTTTTTGGACGGATCGTCATAACAGATCTTATACTGTTCTGGCCGCCCATATTGAGGGCTCTTGGGGTTTGAGTTGTATATGAGCTCAGACACCTGGCGCGCTCCTAGAGCACGCACATATAATAGTTTACTTGCCTTCTTGACTGGTCGCTCCAATACGCCGTCATCAAAGCCAAAGAGTAGGAGGGAGAAGGGGTTCATACGAGCCAATCTGTCTGCTCTATGGATTGCGCCCCAAATAAAGGCCTGTTTGGCGATTGCATCCCAAGCACTCTTTATCCCCTCGTCCGCCTCCATCGATGGAGGATTAGTCCAAGTAGCATCAGGAGGAGCATCAACAACACGTGATGCAATGTCTTGCCGGGTATATTTAGAAAGGTAATCTGCGGGTGTAGGTAGTTTCTTATACCCAAAAACGGAATAGAGGTCACGGAGTCCTTCGTGTTGGATACCAGCAAGATTAGATAACTGGAGGCGGCTTAGTGCGTCACTCATGGCGCGTAAGCTCTCCCTTGCTACTTCTACTGGTACTTTAGTGCTTGCTTGGCTTACAGGGGTTGGAGTGTTAAGGGGGCTCCCGTTAACGTCAACGTTGAGTGTGGCAGCATTTGCCCTCATAGCAGCTCGTTCCGTGGCTCTCTGTTTGCGCTTGTTCATGTCACTATCCTTACGTTTACCAGGTTAATTTACGTCGTGGTTTATCCACACCTCTCACCCAATCTACCCCATGTCCCAATGCACCCCTAAAGGGGATAACATTAGGTGCTATGTCGCGTCCCCATGTCAATGCACCAAAAACACCATGTACTAACTTGTTATACCCAAGCGATGCAGCACTAACTTGATCATCATGATCCCCATCAGGAAAACCATTCAGTTCATCCACGAAAGCATCACACCATGCTCCCTTCACACAATACACATTGCCTGCTTCAATTGCCGCTAAAAATGGACTAGCCCTTACTTCGATCTTACCAGTGGCTTTTTCTGCCTCGTACATGTAGGACTTTAAGAGGTCCTTAAAATCCGTGACAACTACAACCCCCGCACTTCCCGGCTCCTGCTCCATCCAGATCTTTACACCATGACCATCAACCGTAGCCATTGTGTATACCTGCAACTTAGCTTTGCCTGGCGACCACTGGCCACGAGTGATATCTCTCATGTAGATACGGCCCGTACTTCCCTGCCGTGACACCTTTACACCTACGGTGTAATCGCCTCCTTCAGGTGTGGCAGCCATGTCCCAACATCTAAATGTGGACAGCTCCGCTTCTTCTGGAAGCTCGTCCTCTGTGATATACTTGAGCTTCTCACCTAGATCCATACCAGACATTGATTGCCTGGGGTTCTGCTGATACATAGCCTCAAACCAATAGCTACCCAATGTAGCCTTGATTCGCAGTAGAGCTTCACGTGAAAACCGCTCCGGCCACAAAGCTTCCCCTTCCTCACGCCCTAAGGGGTCATTAATCTCAGCTAATGCAGGCAAGTTGATAAGGGTCCAATTCTCATGAGGCAACTCTGTAAGACACTTAGCAATTAGGTCATCATGGTCCCACCGTGTTGCCAAGATCACGAGGGATGCATCTGGTTCAAGCCTTGTATACGCAGTGCTTTTGAACCATTCCCACGTGGTACCATGTTGTTGTTTTGAAAGTGCCGCTTCAGCGTTCTTGATATAGTCATCGATCAACATTAAATCAGCGCCACGACCCGATATTACACCACCAATGCCCGCTGCCGTTAATCCCCCACCTTGTGTCGTTAGAAATCGGTCAACCCTCATCTTATTGCGGTTCAACCTGGTGCGCAATAAATGATGGAGGTCTTCATTGAGGAACGTATCACGCACCTTGAGGGAGAAGTCCGTCGCCAGATCGACACCATATGAGATATTCATGACGTACTTTGTGGGCCACTTCTCTAAGAACCAGATGGATGTATTGACCGATAAGAACTCACTTTTGCCGTGTCGTGCTGGCATTGTGAGGATCAGTCGTGCGTTGCCCTTAGCAACAGCGGTGGCTACAATTGTAGAAATGTAGAGAAGGTGTCTTGCAGCAATCCAACGCCCATCCGTAATCTTGGATGCCATCGTCGCAGGTGTCAAACGCCAACCATCACGCAAGGCAGCCTGTAAACGTTGTTGATCGGAATGACCCAAACCACTCAAGGCGGATTCATTTGTGCGGATCGCTTCCTCAACATTCATATTAGGGTCAATAATAGTCATTTAGGGTACATTGATATTGGGGTTGGAGTGTTTAGAACGCGCGTGTTAGGGTTAGGGTTAGGGTTAGGGTCAACGTATGTGGCACCTTTAGCAAGGTTCTCTTCTCCTGGTATCGCACAGAGGTTTTCCATTCTCCAACACTCGCGGAACTGATCCCAATCTATATGCGTCTTCACTTCGATAGTCGACCCGCCTCCATCGATAGTTGACCCTTCGACTGTTGACCCATTTGACACTCCTACCACAACCTTATAGAGGCTCAGAGGTCTTATGTGATCAATATGATACCCTTCCATCAGAGCATCACGCAGCTTCCTCTTTGGCCCTTCACGGCTCTTGAGATCTTTGGAGAGATGCTTGACGAGTGTGGCGATTCTATATCCTAGGTAGTCTTCGAGGTTAGCAACGAAGTTCGGTGGCGTATGGTCTTTCCCCAACTGCGTCAAGCATCTAGTACTGGTGTGATGGCGGATTCGGGCGGTGATATTCTTGTCACGAGCCTTATTATTCATGGCATTTTTGCATGTAAAACATATGCTTTGGAGGCCATCTGAGGACGTTTCATGCGCACCAAACCCGTGTTTTTCCTCAACTTCGCCCTCATTATTGAGAATATCCGCGCGAGGCCACCACTTTCTGCACTTAATACACTTTTTGGACACCCTTTTGTCCACAATCTGGAGTTCTTTACGCATAGCTGCAGTGACGTACGGCATTATTTACCCCCTGAACGGATAATCAGCTCTTGCAGGATCTCGGTAGCTGCTGGATCCTTCAGAGCGTTATCTAACACTTCACCTTCGTCTGTAATAAGTGTGGTTTTCCCACGCCGATTAGATTGTGCAACAGAACGGAGCACCACTTCAAATGGGGACCCACTTCTCTCTCGCTCAATCTCGCTCATTGGACCCGCTGCTGGGACTCCTGCGGAGATCCGCTCCAACTGGGTGATGGTTTTCAACATATCCAACCCGACTTTAGGTGTCATCAAGTCCCAAAAGTTCTCTTCATCGTCCATGTACTTCATTAAACGGTGCCTGAGACGGCGTGACTGGACATAATGTTCATCTTGCGTTTCGATTGCTCGAAGTTCTTGCTGCTTCCTATACTGTGCTACTCTAAAGAGGTCGTACGCATGCGCTCTCATGCCCCAATAGTATAGGTGATAATACTCTTGGAACCGTGCGATACAATTGATTACCTTATCATCGGGCATTAAGGATGTAGCAAGAGAGGATAGACTTCGTGTCCCACTTGCGGACGATCCTGAGTAGTCCTCATCATCAGCATCTCCCTCTGACCCCAAAGGCATTTTAAGATACTGCTGGAACGCCACAAACGCATCTGTAGGCTCAAAATCTAAGCGTGACCAAAATGGTAGGCCGGAATCAAATGCAGGGAACCCTTCATCATACTGCAGAGGGACAAACGCGTTAGACAATTCTCTCGCAGGGAACCCCGCAATACGATACACACGATCCTCGTCGCGAACCGCTGGGAGGAATTCTCCCACCCCTTCATTGTCCTCATCTTGTTCGTGTGTGGTTGGAGTGGTTAGACCCTGCGGTAATGGTAATGGTAATGGGAAAAGAGCACTAGCATCAGCATCGGCATCGGCAACAGCACGTGAGTGCGTTGGT